TATTACAGGCGTTCAGAGTGATATATGTACATACCAAAAGGGAAAACAACCACAAGGAGGAACCACCATGAAGTACACAATCGAAGCCATAGAAAACGCGAAGCCCGGAATGCGCTGGGAAGAAATCGGATGCCAGTGGACGCTGGGACAGGCCTACCTTTACAGCAAGGAAGCCGGAAACGACCTGCCGAACTTCGCCGAGGTCATCTGGGATGACGACATCGAGACGATCCTCGCAGACTGCAGGAAACTGGGAGTCAGGGAATTCACCATCAGCTCCACCTTCTCAAGCCTGATCGAAACCATCGCCAAATTCGAGGAGCTCGGCTGCACGCTGGACGGAATCGTAAAGGTCAAGGATCGCTACACCCACTTCGGCAGCGACGAGCACCGGCTCATCCCGGCCTTCAAGATGACGGTAAAGGAGGCGTAAGAGCATGTGGAGCGAAGGAGTTATCGGCATCCCGGATGCCAAGGACAAGGAAAAATACACCAAATGCCACTATTGGGTAAAGCACTACGATGAGCCAAGCGAGACCTACGGCATCAATGGCGGCAGGATCAGCAAGCTCATGATCAAGATTGACGGCGAGACCGTTTGCAACTACGACAGAGGCTGGGACATCGAGCCCACCTGCAAGGAAGCAGAGATGGCGCTTTACATCCTGCTTGAGAACTACAACTAAAAAGCAAACCCTGAATACGAATATTTCGGGAGACTGAGCCAGAAGGCTCTTTCTCTCGTACTGATACCGGATCGCATGCCGAACACGTCGGCTGGCGGTCTTTTATTTTGCCCTGAAAGGAGGCGGCACCCGTGCCAATGCGAAAACTGAAAAACTATAAGCCGACCCGCTTCATGGCAGAGACTTCCCACTACAGCAAGCAGATGGCGGACTTTGCTGTGATGTTCATCGAGCAGCTCACCCACACCAAGGGCACGTGGGCAGGAAAGCCATTCGAGCTGATCGACTGGCAGGAACGGATTATCCGTGACCTGTTCGGTGTCCTAAAGCCCAACGGCTACCGGCAGTTCAATACAGCCTACATTGAAATCCCGAAGAAGATGGGCAAGTCGGAGCTGGCCGCTGCGGTCGCCCTGCTCCTTTGCTGCGGTGACGGTGAGGAACGCGCCGAGGTCTACGGCTGCGCTGCCGACAGACAACAGGCTACCATCGTTTTTGATGTCGCTGCAGATATGGTGCGGATGTGCCCGGCGCTAAACCGGCGCGTGAAGATACTGGCCTCCCAGAAGCGAATCATATATGAGCCGACAAACAGCTTTTATCAGGTGCTCTCCGCTGAGGCCTACAGTAAGCACGGTTTTAACATCCACGGCGTGGTCTTTGACGAGCTGCACACGCAGCCGAACCGAAAGCTCTTTGATGTCATGACCAAGGGCTCCGGCGATGCCAGAATGCAGCCGCTGTATTTTCTGATTACCACTGCCGGAAACGATACAAACACCATTTGCTATGAAGTCCACCAGAAAGCGCAGGACATCCTCGACGGCAGAAAGGTCGATCCAACCTTCTATCCGGTCATTTACGGCGCGGAGCCTGACGAGGACTGGACTGATCCAGAGGTGTGGAAAAAAGCAAATCCTTCTCTGGGTATCACGGTCGGCATCGATAAGGTGGAAGCTGCCTGCGAGTCGGCAAAGCAAAATCCCGGCGAGGAAAATTCTTTCAGGCAGCTGCGCCTCAATCAATGGGTAAAGCAGGCCGTCCGCTGGATGCCAATGGATAAATGGGACGCATGCGCTTATCCCGTCAATGAGGACGACCTCGAAGGCCGCGTCTGCTATGGCGGACTTGACCTGTCCTCCACTACGGATATCACGTCCTTCGTGCTGGTATTCCCGCCAAGGGATGAGGACGACAAATATGTGATCCTCCCGTACTTCTGGGTACCGGAGGATACACTCGACCTCCGTGTCCGGCGTGACCACGTGCCTTACGACACTTGGGAGAAAGAAGGCGCACTGCAGACCACCGAAGGCAATGTCATCCATTACGGATACATTGAGAAATTCATCGAGCGCCTTGGCGAGCGCTTCAATATCCGCGAGATTGCCTTCGACCGCTGGGGAGCCGTCCAGATGGTGCAGAACTTGGAGAACATGGGCTTTACCGTCGTGCCCTTCGGTCAGGGTTTTAAGGACATGAGCCCACCCACCAAAGAGCTCATGAAGCTGACGCTGGAGAAAAAGCTCGCCCACGGCGGCCATCCGGTTCTCCGCTGGAATATGGATAACATTTTCATCCGCACCGATCCAGCAGGAAACATCAAGGCTGACAAAGAAAAATCTACAGAAAAGATCGACGGAGCCATCGCCACCATTATGGCTCTTGACCGTGCGATCCGCTGCGGCAATGACAACGGCGCTTCTGTCTATGACGGCAGAGGCATTTTATTTATCTGAAAGGCAGGTGATCAAAATGAGCATATTTTCAGGACTGTTTCGTTCAAGAGATAAGCCTACCAATGCAACGACCGGAAGCTCCTACCGCTTTTTCTTCGGCGGCACGACCTCCGGCAAAGCTGTAACGGAGCGCTCCGCCATGCAGATGACGGCGGTCTACTCCTGCGTGAGGATTCTATCCGAGGCGATTGCAGGCCTGCCGATTCACCTCTACCGATATGGCGAAGGCGGCAGCAAGGAAAAAGCGACAAATCATCCGCTCTATTTCCTGCTTCACGATGAGCCGAATCCGGAAATGACATCCTTTGTATTCCGGGAGACGCTGATGACGCACCTTCTCCTTTGGGGAAACGCCTACGCGCAGATTATTCGAAACGGCAAAGGTGAAGTGGTCGCGCTCTATCCCTTGATGCCAAATCGTATGACAGTCAACCGCGATGAAAACGGAGAGCTTTATTACGAATATCAGACCTCACAGGATGAAGCGCACACGATGAATGGCAGCCGCGTAAGGCTCCAGCCATCCGATGTACTGCACGTTCCCGGTCTTGGCTTTGATGGCCTTGTGGGCTACAGCCCGATTGCAATGGCCAAGAACGCCATCGGCATGGCAATTGCCTGTGAGGAATACGGCGCTAAGTTCTTTGCGAACGGCGCGACGCCCGGCGGCATCTTGGAGCATCCCGGCGTGGTAAAAGACCCGGAGCGCGTAAGGGAAAGCTGGAACTCGGCCTTCGGCGGCAGCTCCAATGCAAACAAGGTGGCTGTGCTGGAGGAAGGCATGAAATATACGCCTATCTCCATCTCACCGGAACAGGCGCAGTTTTTGGAGACGCGGAAATTCCAGATCAACGAGATTGCACGTATCTTCCGCATCCCGCCTCACATGATCGGCGACCTTGAGAAATCGAGTTTCTCGAACATCGAACAGCAGTCGCTGGAGTTCGTGAAATACACGCTCGACCCGTGGGTATGCCGCTGGGAACAGTCCATGCAAAGAGCCCTGCTCTCGCCGGATGAGAAAAAGGACTACTTCTTCAAATTCAATGTGGACGGGCTACTCAGAGGCGACTATCAGAGCCGCATGAACGGTTATGCGGTCGGACGCCAGAACGGCTGGATGTCTGCTAACGATATCAGGGAGCTTGAAAACCTCGACCGTATTCCGGAGGAGGAAGGCGGCGACCTGTACCTGATCAACGGCAATATGACCAAGCTCAAGGACGCAGGTATTTTTGCAGCCTCAGCACAGACGCAGGAGGAATCTGATGAAACGAAGGAAACACAAACCGAGCCGGAACCCGAAGACGGGAGTACCCGGTTCAGAAAGAAGGAGGCACTATGACCAGAAAGTTTTGGAACTGGGTGCGAAACGAGGAGCCGGACAGCTTTGGCTCCGACCGAACGCTCTACCTCGACGGGGAAATTTCCGATGAGACATGGTTCGGCGACGAAGTAACACCCAAGCTATTTAGCGATGAACTGTATGCAGGCGATGGAAACATCACCCTCTGGATCAACTCTCCGGGCGGTGATGTTTTTGCTGCTGCACAGATCTACAACATGCTGATGGATTACCCGCACGACGTAACGGTTAAGATCGACGCCCTTGCTGCTTCGGCGGCATCGGTTATTGCTATGGCCGGTACAAAGGTCTGCATGAGTCCCGTGGCCATGATGATGGTACACAACCCTGCGACCATCGCTATCGGTGATACCGAGGAAATGCAGAAGGCCATCGACATGTTAAACGAAGTCAAGGAATCCATTATAAACGCCTACGAAATCAAGTCCGGGCTCTCCCGCCACAAGATTTCACAGCTCATGGATGCCGAGACATGGATGAACGCCAAAGAGGCCGTGAAGCTCGGCTTTGCTGACGAGATTCTGTTCAGGGATGGTGAGAAACCTGTCCCGGAGGATACGGCTGACGCGGAGATGCTTTTCTCCCGCAAGGCCGTCACTGATTCGCTGCTTTCCCGACTGATTCCTAAGAAGAAGCCGGAAGCAAATAAACACATGGTACCAGTAACCGATCTTGAGAAGCGCCTTTCGCTTCTCGCACATTAAAGGAGGATTTTT